CCTTAGTTTTAGTGATCTTAACGAATGTTTTAGACTTCTCACTGTCGGTAAACTGAACGTCAGCACTGTATAGCCCACGATAATTCCGGTAGCACATGATCCAACGCTCTTCATCGGATATGCGGGTGTCTTTAGACCGGCGATACTGCCCTTCAACAAAATTTGCCAGCCCGGAATAAGCCGTGTTCTCTTCTTCAACGTCACCACTCTCCTCCAAAGCAATTACTTTGCTTGATTCAGTCATCTCTTCAGAAGAGGAAGAGGTTGGTTTATCCATTAAAGCCATATTAATACCCAAATGTTGTGTCGGCAGGGCGATACGAGTTCTGACCCATGCGGTTTTGTAAATCAAACGGTGACGCTGCCTGAATTCGGCTCATAATGCCGTAGCGCAGACTGTCATAAGTGTGGTCAGAGGCGTATCGCTGGTCGATATCATCTCCTCCTTTCGGATCAGACGGTATGACCGGGAGGTCAGCTATAATCTGGCGGCAAGTGTTGAAGAAAACGATGCCAGGTGTTTCTGTAACCTCATCAATCTTCAGTAATTCATGCATACGGTTCTTACCGGCTACTCTAGCCCCGGCTGACCGATCACTCGGACGCCATCTTGTGCCTTCAGCAATCATCTCTTCGGCTATGCTGGGGCCGATCTGACCCCGGTTATGCCAGCAACTGCTGTCTAGTATGCCATAAGGCACTCTGTCGGTCTCTTCAGCCTGTTTAACGGCTTTTGCGAGATCTCTTCCGGTATGTTTAGACAAATATAATTCCCGATAAACGTAAAGCGTCCCAAAGTTGGGATCGATTGCATACCAGTGAACTGCAGAGAAGCTGGAATAGCCGTAATCGCAGGACCGGAACCTTCGCCATTCTGGAGGGATCTCAAACGGGGCGCAGGTATGCTGATGAATGCGGAACTCTGAGAAGGCTGCACCTTCCGCAATGCTCCAATCCCCCTCCAGCAACTGACGCCTTTGGGTCTCTGGCAGAGATAGAAGGTTAGCTTCGTATGTTCCCTCGTCATAAAGATAAGGATTGTCACTGAGCTTCGAAGGGATGAACCTCCGGTAGAACAGTGCTTCTCCTGCCTTCTTATGACCTTCGGGATAAACCAGAGGCTTGCCCGTATCTATGTCAGTGGCAGGAAACGCCTGACCGGCTGGGGCAGGATCAATAAACATCTTCTTAACCCATCCGTGGCCGCTGGAACCGGGGTTGCTTGTGGCACGAAGATGAAGCGGTAGAGTGGGATCAGTGGATCTCAAGCGACTGCGTAAATAATTCCAGGCGAAGGGAGTGCTGTACTGCGTTAACTCATCAACAGCTATGTAAGAAAAGGACTGACCTTGATAACGCATAACGTCATCATCTCGTTCAAGATAACTCATCCAAAGTCTTGCTCCTGACGGGAACGTCCATTGGCTCTTCTTCTCCTGCCATTGCGCTCCTGGGTACGCTTTCGGATACAATTCCCTACTCGCCCAGACCAATTCACGGAGTTCATCGTTCGTCCGACGAACGAGGAGTCCACTAAAAGCAGGTATTCCAAAATACCGCATGGGATCTGCGAGTAATCCCATTGATTTTCCACCACCGGCTGCACCGCCGAATAAGACTTCTCTTTCTGATGCCGCCAGAAACTCTGTTTGCGGCCCTTTGTTGGGTGCGAAAAGGACTTCCCGGTCTTTGAGCTGTTGTTCAATCGCATTGAAATCTAAAGTTTCTGATACTGTTTGTGGTGCTTCATCAAGACCTACTAATTTAGAGAGTTTCTTTTCAGTCATAGTCAGAACACGCTTGGCGTCTGACCTCTTGCGCTTAACGGCAGCAAGCTTCTTACCTTCGTGGGTCGTGGGCCTACTTGCCCGGACATTCTTATTCAGCTTCTTGATGCGCTTTGACTTGGGCCGTAGCGAAGTCCAAATATTCCGAATGCCTTGGTGGCTGATCTTCTTACCGCTTTTAAGCGTGATCCACTCAGCAACCTTTCGGGTGCTGTGACCTTGATCCAGATAATCTAATGCTTCTTCAACCCAACGAACCATCTCAGGATTAGGGATAGCTTCCATAGAGTTTTCGGGATTGATCATATACGCATACGGAAGCTTTGCGGTGATCGAATTCCGGGGCTTATTAAGCCAGGGAGTTTTCATCAGGAGCTTTCGGAGGGAGCACAAACATCCCGCCGCCATTACTTGTTACTTCGATCTGTTCTTTTTTAATCAGGCCGCTTCGATCCAAAACCTCACGGGCTGCAGAAATAGCATTCCTGGCTCCCAAAGAGGATGGATCTTGCAATACGTCGATAATGCCAAACGCAGCCTTGGGCGTATTCATTGCCAACATCATTGATGCCCGTTCCGTGATATCCTCACGCAAGGGTCCAACAACTTCACTTGTCTTAGTGCTTTTAGCATACCCGGCTAAATCCATAGCTTTGCGGATGTTGCCTTTTGCCTCGCCCATTAGATTGTCTAGAAACGCAGCTTGCATTTCTGTCAGAGGTTTCTTGTCCATGCTTATCCTAACCAAACGAATAAAAGACCGGCAGAAGCTGTGACTACGATCCAGAACAGACGTTCAGCAAACGCTATGGTCTGACCTCGTTCTGCATTCGTAACCTCTAGCCGGTCCATTCGTTCATCCATCTTCTTAAAATACTCATCCATGTTATCCATACGGTTAAACACAGTTATTATTCGTTCCTCCATCCGGGCCATTGAAACTACAGCTTCGGAAAGCTTATCCAACTTATCCTCCATTCGGGATAGACGGTGATCGTTCATTTCTTTTTGTCATTCTTTTTGGCGAGAGTATGAGCCGCTTTGAAAGATTTACCGGCCACCATTGCTGTACGCATCTCTTTGATGTGTTTTGCTGTGTGGCGTTTCTTGTGTTCTTTCATTTGGGCTTCTTGCGCCTTGGTTAGCTTTGCCATTACTTTTTCGCCTTCTTCTTTTTAGGCCAACCAGCTTTCATATTTTTATAGGCTTTTGGTGAAACGGTAGTGTTTTTCTTAGAACGTGATGTTCCAGCTTTTTTACGAGCATTCATATTTTCAACTAAGGACATGGGATCACCAATTCTTGCAGGACCAGTAACGAGCGGTAAGTTTAGATTTAGCCGTGCTGCACTTATGTCTGGCACGAAATGATTTGCGTCTAGCAGGATTGGACTTCTTGATCCGCATGTTGGGATCGCCGTAACGAACTATCTTTTCTTCGCCGTCCTGACAGGCCTTCACAACAAACTTCTTTGGGCCATCTGGGGTGCGGCGAGGCTTGTTACAGGCCATCTTTTCTTTATTGATCTTGCCCATTTATGCCTCAGTACTAACTACTCGACCCACATCGTAACTGTGAAATACCCGTCCAAACCGATCATATAATAAATCCAGAGCCATAGGATGGGCGAGGGGAGGAATAGCTGCAGGAGATACCGCCGGTATGTTTGCTGGCTGGATATCTCTGACGGCAGGAGGTCTGTAGACCGGCGATATTCCACTAATATTAAAAGCCATCGCTAATCCCCTTCATGATATCCTTTAGAGTGACCTTGCCCTTAGAATTGGGATCGTACCTACATTGGAACTGACGGGGGCATTCAGTGAACGACCTTTGAGCGTAGTGGTAAGCTATAGTTCCATTCGGCCCAGAGTAGATACAAACCTTGCCATCTCTACCTTCAGTACGCTTCCATAAGTTACAGGTCACGTATTCAGGATTAATTAGTGAGCCGATTAGGATTAGAGGAATGACTACATTCATAATGCTAACACCAGCAGGTATACACCGCCGCCTATTACCCCAAAGATACCGAGAGACAGCCCCAATATTACAGCGTTGTTCATCATGTCACGCTTGGCTTCCATAGCCCGGTAAACTGTGCGCTCCCGCTCTTCTCTAATCTGTTTTCTAAGGTCGGTCATTTCCTTATAGGTTGAAGGACCGTACCGGTAATTAAGAAGGAATTTAATCTCCTTCTCTTTCTCCAACAGGGCTTTCTTGCGTACTATTAAATCTAAGGCTTCTCGCTCTAAACTCTCAGAGCCTTGGCTCATCTTCTCAAATGCTTTGGGGTTTTTCCGTTGGCTTTCAGCTTTATTTACATCGCTACAAGCTTCATACCACTTCCCGATTTGGGATGAGACATCATGCAATTCCCTCCCGGCACCGATCAGTTTTTTGGTGATGCTAAATGCGGCTTGTGCTGCAGCAAATGCGCTAACCGGATCAATCACAATCAGCCCCCCTAGAGCATACCTAAATTATAAAGCAGTCCCGTACTGAGGAAGTGGTAGGCAGTTGGAGTGACCCCAACCTCCGTATCCCTTAATCATCTTGTCCAGTTCATCAGGAACAAC